TTGACTCTGTCCTTAGCAAGGGACTCTTTCTCTTCTGCTATCTGAGATATCTCTGCTTCAACTTTTTCTGTGATAAAGTTATCTACTGCTTCAACGATCTGAGACTTATCATGCTCATATCTTTGTGCAAACTCTTCACGAAGTTCCGCAGTGAGTTCTTCTCTTGCTTCTGAGATCTTGCTTTCCCATGCTTCTTGAAGTTCTGATTTAACTTCTGCTGTTAAGTCTGTTCCTTCAAGTAGGTCGTTAAATGTCACTGCCATTGTAGTTCTCCTACTTCTATAATTTTAGTTCATTAATGAGATCGTTTATTGATTTCATTAAATATTTTTCTGCACTTTTATCGTGTGTAACAGAAGCGGCGATATCATGTAATACCGCTCCGCCTCTCATGTTATATAAACTTTCATAGATAGTCTTTGGGTAGGCATCAGGGGCACTTGGTTGTGCCACAATGTCCACTGTTACTATATCGAAGTCTGAAACTTTACCACTTTCGTTTACGTTTCCACTACCTCGACTGGATACACCAAGTTTTGCTCCCGCTTTCAATAATGCTTTTGCAATATTACCCATTGGTGTCTCTATGATCTTTAATTTTCCTAGACCATTTGCATCATCTGTATGCATATCTGTTATAATATGGCTGACGCGGTCTAGATTGATCTGAAGTTCTTCTGGATGGTCTAATTCGCCCATCACAGTTTCACCTTTAGATAACCTGGTTCTCACACTTTCAACGGCTTTAGAAATTTCATGCTTGGGATAAATTCTTCCGTTTTGGTTCTTTACATCACCTTGGATGAATAGTCCTTGCATAAAGATATCCTTTCCATCTTCCGATTCCATAATGGTAACCTTCGATGTTTCTGGACTTATATATTCATATAGTTGTCTAATAGCCGCCATAATTTACTCCTTCAAACTCCTAAAAAGTTTTATGCTTTTTTAGGTTCTACTTTAATGTTGTCTGATGGTGTGTGATCTTTAGGCTTGTTATCACCCATGTCGCCGTCTCCGCCGTCTTTGTTTTCAATTCCTTCTTTGGAATTTGCTACAAATGTTTTCTTTGGAATACTGCTTAATGGTGATTCGTTGCTGTCTGCGTCTCCGCCCTTAGGTTCTGCTACTTTATCTTGCAACTTAGTTGCTTCTTCAACAACTTCGTCGCTTTCTTCTGCTTCATCTAGGTCGTATTCTACGGAATCCATCATTTCGTCTTCCATATCCATTTCAACTTCTTCAGCATCGTCGCCTTCTTTGCCTTCTTCATCGGCTAAAAGTTTTTCAAATTCTGCTTTGAGATCTTCGAGTTCATCTTCAAGTTCGTCGACTTTGTCTTCTAAGTCGCCGTCTTCCATTTCTTCGCCCATCTCATCGTCTTCGATTTCTTCTTCATCAGTAAGAATGTCATCTTCGAAATCATTGCTTTGATCAATAACTTCGTCGACTTCTACGTCTTCTTCTGATTCTTCCACAGCATCTTCTTCAGATTCTACTGACTCGTCCATGTCCTCGTCGTCTTTTTTCTTCATTTTAGACTTCTTAGGTTTCATTTCCTCGTCAACTTCTTCTGACTCTTCTACTGCTTCTTCTGATTGTTCTTCTGCTTCTTCAACTTCTTCTGGTTCAGATGAGTCCTCATCAAGCACTTTTTCGTATTCTGCTCTTGCTTTCGCAACAACATACTCATGAAGTGCCTCTTCGGCTTTATCGTTCTCTTCTGCAAGGAGAAGTTCAAGAATTTCTTCTAATTTATTTCTTGATTCTGACATTGTGGCCTCCTTAATTAAGAATCGCGAAAATACAAAGTTTGTATTAATCCGCATTTAATACTTATACTAATATAGTGTTTTTAAGGTAAAAAGGTGTGTTTTTGACTCAAAATGTGTCTAAAAACTATAATGTTGGTGCTTGATCTGTAGGGTTAGCATACATCATTTTTACAAATTTTTTATGCTCTACTTCTTCTGCTTTTTTAATTTCTCTAACTTTACGCAATTTATTTATTTCAGATAGGGTTAATTTGACTTTTCTAGTGTCATCTTTAGACCTTTTTATAAAGTTATCTAATTCTGGATTGTAAAATTCGTTCAGTCTCATTATGCTCCACCTGTTGCGTCAGGTCCTAATCCTATATCTCCTGTTGGAGTAACCTGGCCTGCGTCTCCTGGTATATCAGTATTTATCTGATCTGGGGCGCCTTCTAATCCTAATGCGTCACGTTCTGGTATTTCTGCGTCAGGGTCTGTGCTGACATCATCGTTTGGTCTTACACCAATATTTTTAAGATTAATGTCTTTAGATTGATCTTGGAACTTCTCATAATTATTTTCTTGTCTCCACATCTCTTCATTTGCTTTAATCTCTTCTTCAGTTAATCCTAAATATTTTTGAAGTTTAAATTGATTTGCCATGTAAGGAATGTTTGCAACCTGATTGTATAATTGTGCTCTTTCTGTTTCTAAAGCAATTTCTCTGTAAGAACTAAAGTTCATAGGTTTGTTAAATTCTAATCTGAATCCACTGCTGTCAATATCTATGCCTCTGTGCTTAAGAAACATCTTAAACTCTTTGTCCATATCTTCCTGTATTTGCTTTTGTAGTCTTTCTACATATCTTGCAAATCTGTATTCCTGAATGTATGCAACACCTACTTTACCGTCATTATACATCGCAGAGCCATCGTCTGGTCCTGTAGGCAAATAACTTGCTGGTATTCTTAGTCCACGTAGCAGTTTATTATTAAAGTATCTTAAGTCATCTATTTGTCCTAAGTTTTCACCGCCTGGTAGTGTATCAACTTTGGAACCTCTGCCTTCTGCCGTTTGAGCAAAGAAGTAATCTTCCAACATACTCATTGGATTATAGGCACTATCGGCAACACTATTACCTGCACTATCTTTGTTAGGCACACGTTTTTGTTGCACTTCGTATTTGATTTGCTCTAAATACTGTCTTGCTTTATGCGGTGGCATGTTACCCACATCGATCATAAACACACGTCTTTCTGGTGCTCTGTGAACTCTGTAAATAATAATTGAATCTTCAAGTAATTCTTTTTGTTTGAAAGTTTTATATATAGGTTCTAATATGCTTACACCGAAAGGCCATGCATGATCCATGCCTTCTGTTAAACTAATGTGAACAATGTGTTTGGCGTCTACAGGAACACCTTGGTCTACACCGCTGATAGAACTTGTTAAGTAATTACTTGCACTTGTGGCAACACTTTGATATCCTGAATTAAGTCCTTGCCCTGCGCCATAAGGTCTTGAATGCAATGGAGCCGCCGCAGTTCCCAATTGATCAGCAAAGTTAGGTTCTAAGTTTTTGATGAAGTAAGTTTCTATTTTCTTACCTTCACTTTCGTTTACAATTACTTTTTCTATGTTTGCTGGATCAACCCAATACAATTCATATGTTTCTGGATCTCTGATAAAGAATTGATCTCCGTATTTGCAAACACTTCTGAACATTCTAAATGCTCTTTTGTGTAATTTATTTAATGCACACCAATTCTTTATTTGTGACTGAATAATTTTATTTTCAGTATCTGTAGGCAATGAGTTGTATTCTACTTTGAATGGAAGTCCTGTTGAATCGTCTTCCTGTGTTCCGAATTCACCTATTGTGTCTAGAGCCGCATTGACCTCTAGATCGTTGTCCATTTGATCATACTGTATATATCGCATAAGTCTATTAGGACTTCCTGCATATACCTCAGGTAGCCAACTTGCGTATCTACTAGTAGCGGCACCAGGGCCACCTTGTGTATTAGTTTCTACGTTAAGAGGCAGACCTGCATTATCGTATGGTGTAAAGTGTTTTCTCCAACTCATAATATTCCTATTAACTTGTTATATTACACTATTTATCGGAAACTGTCAACCTAAAAGATTGAATATGGATTAAATGTTGTCTGCGATTGTTTGATTTTGTCTTACTAATTGAGAAAGTAATGTATTTTGCCTATTAAGAGCACTTAAAATATCTTGTGATACATCACCTGATGTTTGCAATTGATTAGTGATATCATCGGATGTAGGCTGTGTAGGTGTTGCAATTACATTGCCTTGATCATCAAATTGTATTGGATTACCTTCAGCATCTGTAAATGATCCTGCGCCTGAGGCCGCAATCTGAGGAGCAAATTCTTTAAGTGCTTCTCTTTCTGCTTGGAACTCTGCCATTGCCTTAGAAGTGCCTCCTGCTATTAATTCTTCTTCTCTGGCTCTTCTTGTTTGCTGGAACTCTTTATAAAGTTGTGGATCAGCAGATGACATTTTCATCTGGCTGTAATTTGCTTTGAAATTGTCTCCTAATTTTCCTGCAGTTTGAATAACTGGTGTTGTTGCTGGTGTTGGTGCTGGTGCTGGTGGTAATGTGCCTGCATCGTCGACAGGTTGTGCCTGTCCAACTGAACCACCAAATATTCCTAAGGCCGCTAATTTAAATACATCTGCAAAACTGATATTATCTAATGCTTCTCCAAAACTTTCAAATGCATCTTTTATAATATTCATTTGGTTCTTGACCATGTCGCCATCAAGTTTTTCTAGTGAGTCAGTAAATTTAGCAACTACGTCATCAAAGTCTTTCATTACTTCTGACATTTTTACTATGCCTGGAGCAACTTCACCTAATTTTATAAAGTTGCCTATTGTATCACCGCCAAACAGTTTTCCTAGTCCTGTCATTATACCGCCGACTAAAGCACCTGCACCCATGGCTAATAGTGCGGCTCCTACTGCTGTGATACCAGCCGCGGCATATAAAAGTTGACCGCCGTCTAATGTTCCTAATACGCCTACAAAGTTAGTAAACATTTCTCCTAAGCCTGTTAATGCTTCTATGACCATTGTGATTGCTGTGCCTATGCCCATTATCACAGAAGCAATGGCCTTACCTATAGATTCTATTACTGTCCCTATACCTTTAAATACTGACAGAACCACATTACCTAAACCAGTAAGAATATGCATAATCGCTTCTCCTACTTTAGCAACAATGTTACCAACACCTGTCATAACGTTTAATATCACTTTACCAAATGCTTCAATGGCCGGAGTAGCAATTCTTAATGCTGTTGCCATTACTAACAATGCCGCGGTTAATAATCCAAGTCCTGCCCATACCATAGGATTCATTGCGGCTTTACCTAACACTTTCAAACCTGTGCCTATTGCTTTCATCATTGCAACAAAGCCACCGCCGAATGCTTTCATGCCCCCTGCGGCTTTACCCGATGCTCCTGCACCATCCATAATCTGTTTTTGAACTCCTGCACCTGCTCCACCGCCTTTACCAAATAAGTTACCAAAAAAGCCTTTTGCATTAAAGCCTGCAAATGTATTTTTCATTAGCATACCAAAGTTAAATGCGGCCATACCAGTTTTTAATACTATAAATCCTGCTGTTAAGGCGGCAATGACTGGCAGTAAAGGCACAACAACTTCCATAAGTCCTACAAAAGTTTTACCTAAAGCAACTACAACATTAAAGAAAGATGGCAAAAATGTAATTAGACCTGAAATAATATTTGCAAATTTTTCAATGTATTGTGGAAGTTTCTCACCGATACTTCTACCAAAGTCTTCAAACGTGCCTGCACTTTCTCCAAATACTTCATTTAGGGATTTTAAAACTGTTTTATAAAGATATTCCATTGCATCTGACACACCACCTACTGAACCAACACCTTCTAAGAATGAGAATTTTAATGCTTCAAATAATCCTATTATTTTTGAAAGTGCGGCATTTAGAGCATTGGTTCCTTTCTGGACACCTGATGGATCTATATTTAATTCTTCCATTCTGGCCGCACTTGCTGTAAAGGCCCTTACTGCATTTGCCATTTCAGTGGCACCTTCTATGCCGGCTCTTTCCATTGCAAATATTCTTTCTTTTTCACCCTGTGAAAGATTGCCTAATTCTTGACCAAAAGATGCGGCAATCTCTCTAGCATTTTCTTGTGTTAGTGTTCCATCTCGCATTGCATTTGACAACTGAACTGTGGTCTGTTGTAGTCTAGGTAAGACTGCTGTCATGCTAACAAGACTTTGGCTAAAGCCTAATGCTCCACCGGCACTTGCTTCTACCATTGCCTGTGCAATACCGGCACCGCCTTCTCCACCAAGTCCTTTCATCACTGTGCCGAATTCTTTAAGACCAGCAACCATTTGTGATTGTGTTTGATTGTTAAATCTTAATAGCGAACCTGATAATATATTTGTATCTGTAACTATACTGTTTGCAAATTGCCTTAATTCATCTGTAGTTTGTCCTAGTGCCTGTGCAAATAATTGAGTTGTTTGCATTGATCTCATTGATTCTTTCTGTAATTGTTGCTCAGTCAATCCTCTAAGAATACCTAATTGTGCTCTTACATCTAGTTCTTCATTAAATCTCTCTGCACTTTCTTCTAGAGTCATACCCAAATCTATACCTGATTTGTTTACTTCATCAAAACTTTTATTCAGATTTGCAAGAGTGTTTACACCTAGAACAGCGGCCGCTCTATTGAACGATGACAAAGTAGTAGTTCCGTCTATACCTACAGCACTTAAGGTTTTTAGTGCATCAATACTACTGCCTTGTGCATCTCCGAAACCTACACCACTTTTGGTTAGATCATTTAGTGTTTCACCTGCACTTGTTACAGCATTAAAGAATCCAATTGCTAATGCACTTGCAAATCCTATAAACCCTAAGGTAGCAGTTCGCATACCTTTATAAAGTGTATTAAAGTTTCTTTCGCTGTTTGCTAGATCTCTATTAAATTTTTCAACTTGTTCAGGATCTAATTCTAATCCTTTTTCTTTGAGAGTTTTATTTGCTTCTTGAAGTAATTTTTTAACTGCGTCAGAATTTTGAGCATCTCCTTTAAGGATATCCTCTACTGCTTTTTTTAATTCTTTTGCAGATTTTTGGTCTTCTTTTTTGCTTTTTGCTTGGGATTTTCCGTCTTTACCTAATGACTGTAGTGCGGCCAGCATATCCTGTGCTGTAGATTCCATCGCAAAATCAGGCACTTGCAAGTTAATTGCTTCATTGCCTAGATTACCTGTAACTTCTTTTGCCATATATTCTCTTTTTTATTAAAACATCTTTTAACTCAGATAAATAAGTATATGTATTAATATTAAATAGTTAGTTACTACTATTTATCGAAATTATTAACAGGAGTTTTAATATGGCAAAACAACAAAATCCGTTGTCCTCTTTTTACAGAGCGCCGAAATTATATGCTAAATTACCAAGTTTAGGAAAATATTATTCAGAAGATATTATCGAAATGCCTGATAGTGGTGAACTTCCAGTGTTTGCCATGACAGCCAATGATGAACTTTTAATGAAAAATCCAGACGCACTATTAAATGGAGAAGCAGTGGTTCAAACAGTTCAGAGTTGTATTCCGTGCATAAAAAATGCAAGGAAAATGTTAAGTGCTGATATTGATACATTGTTGGTTGCAATTCAAGGTGCAACATACGGAGATGATTTAGAAGTTACTGGAACCTGTGATAAATGCCAATCAGAAGCCAGAGGCATTGCAAGTGTTGAACAAGCATTATTCAATATCACTGAACTAGGAGATGAATATATTGTAGAAGAGTTAGGTCTGCAGATTGCAATTAAACCTTTCAGTTACAGTAGCACAATCAAAGCAGGTATAACAAATTTTCAAAGCACAAGAAGTTTACAAAACATAGGAAACATAGAAGACGACAATGAACGTTTAGAATTGTTCAACGAAAATTTCAAAAAAGTTGCGGCACTGAATTTTGATTTAATTCTAGATGCTGTAGATTCCATCAGCGGCACAAACGAAGACGGAGACTTTATTGTAAATGACAGAGAGCAAATTGGAGAGTTCTTAAACAACGTAGACAGTAGTGTAGGTAAATCTATAGAAGCAAAAATATCAGAAATCAATTCAATAGGTATTGCACAGGAAATGAAGTTGCAATGTCCAAATCCAGATTGTCCTGGAAACAAAGGAAAAGATCCAGACGACTATTATACATTTGATAGCAAGGTGAACTTTGATCCTGTAAATTTTTTCACGGCTTCCTAGCACAGGCCGAGTCTGAAGAAATATCAGGCTACCTAAGGAGGCTCCGTGATGACACAGCGGCCCTAGAAGAACAGATTGCCGAACTGGTAATCTATTCTGAAGGTTCCATTACCTGGGCCGAATGTTGGGGGATGTCATTCAGAGAACGTGAACGTGTTATAAAAACTATCAATAAATTCAATCAAGCAAAACAAGGTAAGCAGGGAGGAGAGGGAGACTTCGACACTAACGTAATGCCCGGCGATTTTGGTTTTGATCCAGTAGACCTTAAATAAACCACCTTAAACGTAGATTCTAGTCATGATATGCCGAAGATAAGGATATTTTATGGCTCTTAAACGTCATTTTAATAAGACATAGTTTATACAATTACATATATCTATATTCTTTTAACACTTAAAATTGCAACTGTTTAACATAGTAATAGACACTTCGTGTCTTTTCAAACTGCATTCAATCACTCGTATAACTCGTTCTTTCTTTTGTTTGAAACTTTTTAACTAGATTTACTTCTTATCATGTATGTGGAGTCATTATTCACCCACTACGGGTGAATAAAAAATCTCATCATGTGATGCTTCATCATCTCTAACTCAGGTGCTGTTAAGAGGTGGTAGGCCTTATCCCCTCATACACTACTGTCACGAATCCTACGGATGCTGATATAACCTTGTAGAGTTCAGTTATACCAACACACAGGTTGCTTTTTCTCAGAGCCTGTATCTTTTAATACTGTGTGTCGTCTTCTGTATCTCATTTGCCGCCATACATTCCAGAATCTCGCACCGGGTGTTGCCATTGCCGGATTGTCAAGGAAATCGATATTATTGTGCCTCGATGGGGTGGTGTATGGTCCTATGTGTTGCCTTGATGTGCCGTGTGTGCCTAAAAGTGTCTTATACGGTATATAGTTATTTCTTCTTGAAGTGTTCCTTAAGGATTTCTGAACCACCTACTCTAACATTGATTATTCCGTTGTAATAATCGTCTGTGAGCAACACTTCTCTTTCAAATTGTTCTTGTGCTTCTATGTAACTTGCAATACCTCTACTAGGACAAAAATGCAATATTTCTCTGATAAAGTTTTCTTCACCATACTTTTTTACATCTTCTTTTAAATGATCTGAACTGCCCCAATACTCTTTCCAGTCGCTTTCTTTGTAACCACGACGTTTGTTCTTTTTGCCTTTTAAGGGAGGTTTGGTTGTTTTGAATTTGGCAAGTTTCTTTCCTACATATTTCTTGCCGTTCTTTTTGTTTGTGATTAGATATACAAATGCTTCACAATCTTCTGGTAACTTATCTATTTGTGCTGTTTTATAAATCCATGGACTACGCATCAATATACTCTGTGTCGGTGTTATACATTGTAAAGCCGCCTTCTTTTACGACTGTCAACACATTATTTACACGACCGACTAATTCTTCTTTATGAGAAATGAGCATAATGTTTTTGCCTTGTTCACGATACATCTTCTTGAGGACACCTAATGCATTTTCTACACCCATTGAATCCATACCACTGTCAATAAGTTCATCTATACACATCAAGTTCATTGGCCTATTTAGACTTTCATATATGTCTCTGAAACTCCAACTTAATCCAAGTATCAGTCTATTACGTTCACCTCTACTTAAATTATCAAAGTCTAAGTCTCTGCCATATTCAGTAATTTCTACACCTAAATCATTTGCAAATTTTACATCATGTGGTAAGCCTAGTTTTTCCAAATAGTGTGCAAGTCTGTGATTTAGATATGCAATGTTTTGATCTATAATCTTTCTACGAATAAAACTATCTTTACTTGTTAGCAGTTTATATAAAAACTCTTGATGCTCTTGCAAATAAGTAAGATCGTTCATTGTGTCAAAACTTATATCTTGTATTCCTGTTTCACGTAGACTTGTAATTTGATCTGTGTAAGGATTTTCTTCGTCTGCTTTCTCACCTAACTGTTCGGTCATTGTTTCTAAATTGTGTTTGTGTTGTAAAGCATCTTCTAACTTTGAATATTCTGTATCAGGCAAATCAGGTATTTCACCTAGTTCGTCTATTGCTCCGCAAGTTTTTAAAAGTTGTAGTTCTAATTCATTATAGTAGTCTTGTTCTGTTTCTATTTTTTCTACTAGTTCTTGTGTGTAAGCCTCATGTGTGTCTAAGTGTGCAGTAGGTTGTTCACATGCAGGACATACTCCTTCTTTAGCACTTACTAGGTTGCTTTTAAGTTCATCTAGTTTGGTTTTGCTTCTTGTAATACTGCTTTCTAATCTTGTTTGATCTGCTTGTAATGATTTTAAATTTGTTGTTTTAGTATTTACATCTTCAATAATGCTATGCTTTTTTACTTCTTTGTCAATGTCTATAGTTTCTAATTTTACTATTGCATTACCTAATTCTTGTAATTTATTAAATTTGTTTGCCTCCCAGGCTTTGCTACGACTTTCAATCTCTTTAATATTCTTTTCTATATTTTCATTTGCATTTTTCACTGCATTGATACGCATCTCTTCTTCTTTTATATTATCTCTAGTATCTCGCATTCGTGCTTTCAACACTTCTGCTTTTTCAGATAGTTCTGTAATGCCTAACAGTTGCTCGATCATATCTCTTTGATCGTTGTTTTTCATTGCTAGAAAAGGCTCAGTGTATGTATTCAGTGCAATTAAATGCTTAAACATATTGTGCGGAAAGCCAATAATTTTTTCTATTTCTTTCTGTGTTTCTCTACTGTCGCCTTGCTGTTCTTGATCAAATGCATCGTTGCCATTTACAAATAAACGTAATACATTAGGACGCCTGCCTCTTTCTATTCTATATTCATTACCTTCTATTTCAAAGTCGACACTAACAATCATCTGTTTGCCGTTAGTTTTGTTTATTAAATTATCACGTCTAATGTTTGTTAATGCCTCACCATAGAGAGCATAACTTAGTGCATTTATAATTGTTGTTTTACCTGTGCCGTTTCTACTACCATCACCTCCCATATCTAAGTTATGTCCTAGCACAAGAGTAAGTTGACAATTATCAAAATTTACTGCCTGAGTATTGTTGCCAACACTCATAAAATTTTTGGCTGATACGTTTTTAATCTTTAACATTATTGCGTTTCTATACTATTGTAAATATCTATTAATGTTTGTTTGTCTACTGTGTTGCTTTCTATTGTATCTAGTTGTGTAACAACAATTTGATCAACACTTTCAAATTCAATCTCGCCGCCTTCAAATTCCTCTTCTTCTTTAATAGGAATCAGTTGCAGTTCTCTCACACCATATTGCTCTGCAAATTTTTCTCTGACAAAATTAGCCTCTTCATAACTAATACTAACATCTAGTTTTACTCTTGCGTAAGTATATTGATCTAATAAATTTTGATGATCATCTAGCAACTGTTTAAGTGTAAACACTCTATACTTAGGGCCTTCAGTCCAGTTTACATATTGTGGTTCCTCTCCCCACTCTAAAAACATTGCTCCTCTTTCATCATCTCCAACGTCTGCGTAGTTGTGAGGGAAAGCATTGCCCATGTAGTGAATATTGTTTTTGTATTGACGTTTATGAAAGTGACCGCTAAACACATACTCTGGACCATTTAGCATTTCTGCTTTGATGCCATCATGATCTGGCATTTCTACCATTGCATTCATTTTGAAGTAAGGCAGTTCAAAATGTCCAAACATATATTTGCATTGCATTTTTGCAACTTTTTTATATTCTTTACCTACTAACCAAGGAATAATTGCAACATCATCTTGCAAAAAGTGTTCATCTATCATTACAAAGTTAGACAAATCTCTGGCATATTCTATGCTGTTAAGTTCTCTTTTGTCTCTGTAATATAAATCGTGATTGCCTAAAATAAAATAAACTTTTTCAAAAGATTCATTTAGTAATTTAAGATCTCTGATAGAGGCGTTCATTGTGGCAACATTTACACTTGCTCTGTGATGATGCCAGTCGCCCAAGAAAATACAAGTTTCGCAGTCTCTGGCTTTTGCTTCTGCAATAAACCATTCTACAAATCTTCTGCAATCGTCCAAGTGTAAACGGCTATTCTGCTTTAGTCCGTAGTGTATGTCAGTAAAGCAGGCCGCTTTCTTAAAAAGGTTGGCCATAAAGTTATTCTGCTACTTCGTTGTTGCTAGTATTCTCGGCCGCTTCTCGCATTTGGCGAACTTGTTCTTCGTGTGCAATTTGACGTCCGTAACTAGGTAAATGTCCTTGTTCTATTAAAATATCATCTCTGATAGTTTGGTTTCTTTTCTCTAAATTTAAAACTCTTGTAAAACTGTTATTCACTGCCGCCGTATAATATGCAAATGGGTTATCTGATTTTGCTTCGTTGAACTGCAGGCCAATCTGTGCAAGTTGCACTAATGCTTGTCCTCTCATTTCGTCAACATAAGTATAACCTCTCCAGTTTGCTCTGTGGCTGTATCTTTCTACAAGTTTTAAAAACATAGTTCCTAATTCATTAGAAATCTGTCCATGATCTACAGAAAAGTATCCATTACTTAAACTACCCTTCCAATGACTTCTTGCTACTTCTGTAATTTCATCATTAACATAAGCATAATGTTTAAAAGACGGAAAATTTACTTTTGCTTTAGTTTCTGCTTCATTTTTAGGATTTCTCTTTCTTCCAGGTTCATCCGGAATGTGTTCCATAGTCATTACTCTAAAAACTATATCTTCCTTTGCAATACTTTTAGGATCTACCAAAAACTCTTTTTGTTTAGGTTTGTTCTTATAATCCTTGCTGTCATGAACTGCCATTGCCGCCTGATATGCCTCTGACTGCATTTTTGCCGCTCTATTTTCTCTTGCTTGTTTTAAACTATTACGATTTATTTTTTTCACATCTTCTAAAATTATGTCATGCTGACCGTATTTCTCGTCTTTTACATAACAGTATGTTAATTTGCTGATGTGGATTTGCTTTAAAATGTCTTTGTTGTTTAAATAATTCACTTTCTTAGCCATGTAATCTCCAATGATATTAACAACATTATACACAGAATTATATATATGTCAAGTAATATTTAGCCAGAAATAAATATTAAAACATCTTTTAATGAATCCGATAAATAGTTATATAGGAGATAGTTATGTCAACAACATCAGGACCATTAAACAGCAGATCACAATCAGGTTTTGGATCTAAAAGTTCTAAAGATCTTAGATCACAACAAACAACGAATAATGATTCTCAGGATATGTTTGACAGAGCCGGCAATCAAAAAGGCACACAAGAAGATTATGATTGGAGAGCAAGGCTTAGACCAAAATACGGTGGTAGAGATTTGTTCTGGAAAGGTTCATTAGACATCGAAAGCACAAATGAGAATCGACAAGGCGACATGGAAAATGTGGATTATTTACTGCGTCCATTATATCAAACAGGTGGATTAGTTTGGCAATATACACCAAATATATTTTATGGTGCAGATGTAAACTATGCTTCCCAACCTTTCCAAGGCAGTAACTATCCATTAAATGTTTATGTAAACAGTAATCCACCAGACTTTCCGATTATATCAAAATTTACTGCAAACACAATAGATGAAGCAAGATATCTGTTAGGTGTTATACATTTTACCAAAATTGCTACTAAAAGTTATTTTGGTGATTCAGCAGTAGTAGATGGATTATATGGAACTCCTCCTCCTGTATTGCTATTTGAATATTTAGGTGATCATGGCTTTAATAAAATGCCTGTTATTATCACTCAGTATTCTGTAAACTACGATCCAGAAGTTGATTACTTACCAGTGGTTACGTCAGTGCAGGGTAGCGGTAAAGAAGAAGTTACTTATGTGCCAACACTGGCAGAAATATCAATTACTATAAGACCTCAATACGCACCACACAAACTCAGAAAGAGGTTCGACTTACGATCATTTACAACTGGTAAGAATTATGGACAAGGATTTTACTAATGGCAGATTTTCATAGAAGAGATAGTTTTTTAAGAAATGCAGATACTTTCGAAGGTTTTTTAGATCTCAATGAATTACCTAGAATGCCTAAGTCGGTAGAAGACCAAGTCTATGTGATAGAAGCAAGATATCACGAAAGGCCAGACTTGCTGGCTTTTGACCGTTATGGTTCAAGCAGACTGTGGTGGGTATTTGCATTAAGGAATCCTGATAAGATCGAAGATCCTATTAGAGACTTTAAAAGCGGAATACAGATTAGACTACCAGCAAAAGGTGTGCTAGAAACTATAATAGGTTAAACAATGGCAGAAAAGAAAGCACCAAAAATACCTGATCCTATTGTAGGAGAAGTATCAGGTAACATATTAGACTTATACAGTTCTTATTCGTATAGTGCAAAACTATATATGATTCCACCTATTACAAGCCAAGTGCCAGGAGGTAGTGGCCGAGGAGCAACAAAAGGTTCAGGCAGAGGTGCCCTTGGCATGTGGGCAAATAAAAGTCAAGGTAAAGGTGGTTACTTAAATGATTGCTATATTGCAGACCCAACTGAAACAGTAGTTCTTGCACAAACAGGTGTGACAGCAGGTAACCAAATAGACAACATATCTATAGAAAATATTAGTAAGTATGACACAGGTTTTGAAACAAGAGGTATAAGTTTTACTATAATTCAGCCTGGAGCGGCAAATTTCATAGATCAAATTTTATTAGCACGAAAGCAGTTAGGCATTCCTACTTATGCATCAGACACTCCTTTATTTTTAGAAATAGTTTTTAAAGGTTACAGTTCAGATTTAGACGATATAGATCAAGGCGGTATTCCAGAAACTACAGGCCCATATCGTTATAGAATGCACCTAGCACAAATTTCACTTAATGTAACTGGAGAAGGTTCTACATATGATGTATCATGTGTGCCTTCAAGTCAAGTGCCATATCAAGATCAATTTTTTAGAATGCCAAAAAACTTAACCACTACAGGCGACAGGATATCAGAACACTTAGATGATTTGTTTAAAGGCATAAATGATTACCATAAAGATAACAACGACAAGTATCAAATAATAGATGAATTAAAAGTAGATTATTCAGCACTAATAAAAGGAGACACAGCATTAGAAGATGAAAAATTAGTTACATCAAGAAATTCTGAAAATGCACAAATAATAAATAGGCAATTCAATCCTGCTTTTGAAGACATGACACCAAGGCAAATAAGAAAAGACATAAAACGTTTTCAAAAAGACGATGATTCCTCAGTGGAGATTGCAGTATTCAAAGATACAATAAATGTTAAAAAAGGTGTGTCATTATATGATTATATGTGTGTGCTTTTGAGCATGAACACAGAGTTTTTTGAATCTGCTACTAGAACAGTTCAAGCACAAGATCCAGAAAAAGCAGAAGCAACAAAAAAGAAAGATGCATATACTAAATGGATTAAAATAAATGCCAGCACAGAATATTTACAATTTGACACCTATAGAAACGTCCATGCTAAAAAAATAACATTTAAACCTTATCTATTTAAAAGTGTCGATGAACGTGTTCAAGCAAATCCAGAAGAGAGTGTATTGACAGATGAAGAAACTCAAGCAAGAATAAATGAATTGCAATCTTCTGTGTTTAAATCTTATCATTATTTGTTTAGTGGCAGAAACGATCAAATATACGAATGTGATATTTCATATGATAATGGTATTGCATTTTTACTACCTCCTATAGGCGGAACAGTAGGAGATGTTAGTGTCACATCTGCAGACCTTATGACTGACACAGTTTCTGTAAATAAGGATATGACAGGAGGGAATCTATCTGCAAAGGCACTAAACGCCAAAGATAAAGACGAAGTAAATGAATTTTTCAGACAAGCAAAAGATAATGATATCAGAGGTTTAGGACAAGCATTAGGATTAAATGATCAAGAAATTAAAGATGCTATTGAAAACAGAAGTAGCACCGCCGCACTAAAAATAAAAGCAGTCTTGGAAGACAGAGACTTGCTAAGACAAATTGCAGAGGCAGAACAGGCATCCAAAAAGAAAACTTTTAGTGATAATCAATCATTGTCAGATGGCAGTCAGTATAATCCCAGAGCCAGCGGTTATGTTTATTCGCAGGATTTAGTAGGTGATATTGCTAATTCTATCAATTCAGAAACATTGTGGGGGAGAGCAAGGCAGAAAGCAAAATTAATAGGTAATACATACGAGGACTTAGAAGTTGATTATTCTGCACTTGTTCCTGGTGTAACTAAAACAGCAAAATTAAAAGAAGGAAAAGATGCAACAGATTCAGTGCAACCACCATACCAACAAGTTCACATTGTTAATTCATTAGGTGAAGCAACCTTTGACGGAACTACAAGACAAAATTTAATGGGTTACTACATGCAACAAAAAATGGAACCATCCTTTTTGGTAAATTTAGAAATGACAATAAAAGGTGATCCTTGGTATTTAGGTGCACCTATGACCACCGCATGTTTGCCAGTTAAAGAAATGGCCGATGACACAGATGAATCAAATGAAGATTATGTAGTATTCGATAAAAAAGACAATGTAATATTATTTGATATGCAGTCACCTCGACTATT